TTGATAAAATTATCCTTATGTTTGATGAGGATGAGCATGGGAGGAAAGCGGTTGAAGAAGTTGTTTCTATAATTCCTCAAGGTAAAGCTTACATCGCTCGGTTATCCGAGAAGGATGCCAACGAGATGCTTATGAAGGGTAAGGGTCAAGATGTTATCAAGGCAATGTGGGATGCTAAGAAGTGGTCTCCCTCGGCAATTATAAACGGCACTGAATTGTTTGATAGGATCTCTCGGGCTAAGCCGAATGAAGATAGTATCCCTTATCCCTTCGAAGGTCTTACAAAAATGACCCGAGGAATTAGGACTGGAGAAATAAGTTTATTCTGTGCAGGAAGCGGGGTCGGGAAGTCCCAAGTTTGTCGGCAGATTGCCCACCATCTTTTAACTACTACCGAGTGCAAGGTAGGGTACATAGCGTTAGAAGAAAGTATCGAAAGATCTGGCCAAGGTATCCTCGGTATTGAATTAAAGAAACAGTTACACCTCGAACCTTTTGAGGTAGATGAACAATTTACCGAGGGTTACCAGAAGACTATCGGGTCTGGTAGATTTTTTCTATATGACCATTGGGGATCTATGAATACCGATGAACTTCTTTCTCATATTAGATTTATGGTGCAAGCGGAAGGGGTTACCCACGTTGTTCTCGATCACGTTAGCATAGTAGTTTCAGGACTTACCGAAGGAGAGACTTCGGAGAGGAAAAGCATAGACATCTTGATGACTAAACTTAGAGCTTTAGTTGAAGAATCTAAGTTCTCTCTTATACTGGTCAGCCACCTTAAAAGACCCGAGGGCAACCGAGGATTTGAAGATGGGTTAGCTCCTAACTTATCGTCACTCCGCGGATCGGCATCGCTCAGTCAGCTTGTAGATCAAGTCATATCCCTCAGTAGAAATTTACAATCAGAATCAGATGAAGATAAGCACACAACCACGGTCACAGTTTTGAAGAATAGATTCTCAGGGGAAACAGGTATCGCCACTTACCTCGAGTACAATCCCGATGATGGGGTACTTAGTGAGACATCTTTTAAGGGAGATTTTAGCAACCATGAATAGAAAAATTATGAAATACAAACTACTTATAGCCGACATAGAAACTAACGCGATTGGGAAACACAATGGGCTTACCATGTGGTCAACTCAATTAGGTCTGGATACCATGCACTGTATGTCCATTTTGGATGCAGAGACAAAAGAACTTTACGAGTTTAATACACATAAACAAAATATAGCCGAGGGTATCTCGATGCTTAAACAAGCGGAGTATGTTGTCTTCCACAACGGTATCGGTTTTGATGTTCCCGCTCTTCATAAACTGTTCGGGATATCTATTCATAAAGTTATAGACACTATGTTGATGGCTAAAATATTATTCCCTGACATTGGCGATAGTGATTTTAAACGAGAGAATTTTCCTAAGAAATTAATAGGCTCTCAGTCTCTTAAAGCTTGGGGGATACGCCTTGGTAATCTTAAAGGGGATCACGGGGAAACCGAGACTTGGGAAGACTTTAGTAACGAGATGCAACAGTATTGCAATCAGGATGTCCGAGTAACTTTCTCTTTATATGAGCATTTGTTAAAGGCTAATACTTCCTCGAAAGCTCTCGTGATGGAGCATGAGTTTGCAAAGCTTATTCGCTTACAGGAACTTAACGGTTTTCCTTTTAATGTTAAGAAGGGTGAGGAACTAGCTCGGGATCTCATGGTGAGAAAACTTGAACTTGATAAAGAACTACAGGAAGTCTTTCCACCAACTATTGTAGAGATGAAAAGACCCGCAGGTTGGACAGTTGAAGTAGAGGGTATCGACTTCACAGCTAAGACAAAAGGACAGCTTAAAGAAGAACTGAAACGGGCGGGGTTTAAACAAACGATAGCAAACCTCGCTGAAAAAACGGGTAATGAGAAAAGAGAAATACCATTCAATGCGGGAAGCCGTGACCAAATAGCGGAGAGGTTAATGGCTAACGGTTGGAAGCCTCAAGCCTACGATGGTAAACGCCCTGAGATAAATGAAGCTGTTCTCAAGAAAATAAATACCAAGGAAAGTTTAAAGCTTCTCGAGTATCTCCTAGTACAAAAAAGATTAGGTCAACTGGTTGATGGTAGGTACGCTTGGCTTACTTGTGTAACTCCCGAGGGTCGCATACACGGATCGGTTAATACAGTAGGAACAGTTACGGGGAGATGCACTCACTCACAACCAAATGTATCCGCTGTTCCCTCGGTTCGCGCTGATTACGGTGAGGAAACCCGAGGACTTTTTAAAGCTCCCGAGGGTAAAGTTCTCGTAGGTGCTGATGCAAGTGGCATCGAGTTGAGAATGCTCGGTCATGTTCTATTTAAATATGACTCAGGTAAATATGTTCGAGAGATTCTTGAGGGTGACATCCATCAAGTTAATGCGGATGCTCTCGGGATTACCCGATCAGAAGCTAAGACTTGGATCTATGCTTATCTTTATGGATGCGGTAACCAGTTGCTCGGGGAAATTGTCGGGAAAGGAATGAAGGAAGGAAAGAGATTACGACAAACATTCCTTAAGAAGATGCCCTCATTTAAAAAGTTAACTTCCGATATTGATAAGGCGGTTGATACACAAGGCTACCTCACTTCGATTGATGGGAGGATCTTAAAGATACGCTCGAAACATAAAGCTCTTAATTCTCTACTGCAAAGTTCAGCAAGTATTGTAATGAAGCAAGCCTTGATCGAGTTCGTTAAAGATCACGCAAAGCACCCTTATGAACTTCATGCAAACATCCATGACGAGGTACAGTTCTCGTGCAAAAAGGAACACGCTAATGATTTAGGAAGAGCTTTCGTAACTGCTCTCGGTACAGCAGGAAAGACACTCGGTATTAAATGTCCCTTGGATGGTGAGTTTAAAGTAGGAAACAACTGGGCAGAAACACATTAATAATAATTATGAGCAAACAAAAAAGAACAAGTTACGTTGATGGGGATATGATAATGTATCGTGCTGCTTTTGCTTCCGAGCAAGAGACCAAGTGGGAAGATGATATATGGACCCTTCATAGTTCCGAGACGGACATGAAAGTAATCATTGATGACATGATCGAGTTCGTCCGAGATGCTACACAATGCGAAGAGTTGCATCTCGTGTTCTCGGACTCCCGAAACTTTCGTTATAATATATTTCCCGAGTACAAAGCGAACAGAAAAGATAAGAGAAAACCGCTCGGGTTAAAGGCTATGACCGAGTGGGCTTCCGAGAATTACAATGGTATTCGATGGAACAACCTCGAAGCTGATGATGTTATCGGGATACTTTGTTCTAATTCAAAAGATAACGTAGTGGTAAGTGCCGATAAAGATTTCGCAACCTTGCCCGAGTGCGAGTGGTTCAACTTTATGAGCAAGGAGACAAGCTTTATGACCCAAGAGGAAGCCGACTATAACCACCTTGCCCAAGCAATGTCGGGCGATACAGTCGATGGCTTCTCGGGAGCTAAAGGAATAGGAAGTGTAACGGCTAACAAACTTTTAGATAAGAACGGAGCGACTTGGGAAACAGTTGTGAAGGCTTACGAATCGAAAGGACAGACAGAAGAAGACGCTCTCTTGAACGCTCGGCTTTCCTACATCCTTAGAAACAAAAACGAATATAATGAAAAAGAAGGAGAAGTAAGATTATGGAATCCACCAACAAAGCAGAAGTAGTAGAAAGAAAGCCGTTACCCGATAGCGGAGGGCGTACTGAATTTGAAACAGGATCAGTGAGAGATTCTATGGAAGGGAAAGGCTGTCCTAACCAACTGCCCATCAGTAGCTTGCGAGCCGTCAGTCGTAGGTTCGAATTAGGCAGTTACAAGTATGGCGAGCGCAACTGGGAGAAGGGTCAGTGTTTCAGCAGATATATCGATGCAATCTACCGCCACCTGTGGGGTTTTATGGAAGGTTGTGAAGAAGAGGATCACCTTAGCGCAGTTATCTGGAATGCCATGTGTTTGTATCAAACGGACGAGTGGATAAAGGAAGGTAAATTACCCGAGGAGTTAAGGGATATTGTAAATACACAAAACCCCGTCAAATAAATTTTTAACTTTTTTTTTAATACTATTATAGTAGCCTCGGATTTTTCATTAGGTAGTTATTTAGCCTGTTTCCTAATAAAGCTGAAAATTCAATATGCTATGGTGTAGCCATGAGTACAAACAAAAAACCTAAAGTAACATTCACTCCCTTGGAGTGGGAACTAATAAAAGATAGACCCGAGGATTGTATTATCGAGTGCCACCTAGATACGCCCGATGATTGCCCGCCTTGTCAATGGACTAAAGAAGAATTAGATCATGGTATTACAAAACTGTACGGGTTAAAAGCAGGGGACGAGATTGACCTAAGTGACCCCTTAACCTTCTCGATACTTGAAGACTGTATTGATGGCGGTACAATAATGATGAGATGCTCTCCCGAGGATCTTGGGTATAGCGAGTTCATCACTAAGGGTAAATGGTGCGCTATGGTTAGAGCAGCTAAATCCGTACAAAAGAAAACAGGAGTTCCTTTCTATTGGTAAATAACACTTAAAACAACAAACAAAAAAGAAAGCTCTCGGGAAATTCTCGGGGGCTTTTTTTGTGCCTTAGAAAAAGATTGACTTATAAGTAATAAACAACATCAAAAAGAACTGAGATAAATATGGATAATACCTTCCCATTCGTTTCCGATGAACTGATAAGATCCCTCGATGAAATCTTTCCACCTAAAGAGTTTAGCCCAAAGGATGAATATCGAACAATGGATTATTATTTCGGTCAACGCAATATCGTTAATTTTTTACGCGCAAAGAACGCAGAACAAAACGAGAATATTTTAACAAACAATAATTAACAAAGAGAAAACCATGTGCTTATCACGCCCAAAAATACAGGCTCCACCGCCACCACCAATAGTTCCACCAATACAAGAACCTAGTGAGGTTGCAGAAGTGGTAGAAAACAAAGCCGACAAAAACAGGAGAAGTAAGAAACGCACGGGGAACAGCTCTCTAACAATTCGAAGACCCTCGGTATCTACTGCTAAATCTGGGTCTGGATCAAATACAAACACTTATTAATAACAGCAGCAGAGAAAAACAAAGATGATAACAACAACATCAATTAACCTATATGGTTCGGGTGATACTAACGGAAACGGTACGTACAACTCAGGAACCAGTAGCCCAAAGATAAACTCTATTAAGGGTGGAACTTATTCCTTTTTAGCCTCGGGAACCTTTAGCTCGGGAACTACATTAACTCTTCAACATAAAGTTGGAGGAGCTTACGTTGACCTCGGAGCCGATGCGGTTCTAACATCAGCAGGAGGATGTACTTTTACAACTTCCCAAACAGAGCTTCAATTAGTTGTTAGCAACAGAACGGGGACTTCCGCAAAGAACGAAACTCTTTACGTAGACATCGCTCCAATCGACAGATAATCCTTATTATAAGTTCATGTCCAGTAGTTTTATTTCACCAAAAAGCAGCGGCCTTAATTCGCTAACAGGAAAACTTACCGCTTCTATAACTGGTAAATTAACGAGGAAACTTACAGGCGAAGAACTTAATCGGTTATTCCTTGAGAAGTTTAAGTTTACTACGAGTGATACTGAGTTGGTAACTAATGGAGACTTTGATACAGACACAGGTTGGACAAAAAATAGCGGTTGGACAATAGCAAACGGCAAAGCCACTAAAAATAGTGGGGACGCAAATTACATGACCGCTGACTTCACAGGTAATGGTACGTTTGAGATTACATTCACTGTTTCCGATTACGTTTCTGGTAATGTTACACTCAGAGTAGGAACAGGGTTTAGTTCAAACACTCGAACTGCGAACGGAACATATACAGAAACTATTGACAAAGACAGTGCTACTTTTGGGTTCTTTGGATCAGGAGAATTTTCGATTGATAACGTCTCAGTCAAAGAGGTCACCAAGCAAGCACCAGTAGCAGCCTTTTCTCTTAGGAAGCTTGGCAACGTTTCTCCATACGCAGCAAGGATTAGAAGAAGCTACGACAACACAGAAGCACAGGTTTTCTTTGATGCTAGTGATAGAGTGAGTGAGTCTTCGGTCGTTCGGAATACCTCACAGAATTTACTTAGTTACTCTGAGGACTTTGGTCAATGGACTAATAATGGAGGAGGTACAGCCTCAAAAGCTGTAACCATTACTGACCCATTTGGAGGTAATAACGCTTGGGCTGTTAAAGGTGACACAACAAATAATTGGGCAGGAAAATTCGCTTCCATAAGTGGAATGACAACAGGTACTCAATACACTGTTTCGCTTTATCTTAAAAAAGGAACAAGCACTCTGTCAAAGTTTGGTATATATGACAACAACACTTCGCCTAACACAATAAATCTTGATGTAGCTTGGAGTGCTTCTGGTGTTCCTACTAACAACACTGCGACAACATCAGCATTAGCTACTAATATTAAAATTGAAGAGGTAGGCACCGATGGTTGGTATAGATGTTCTTTCAACGCAGCAGCTTTGAACGTAGACGGATCGCAATCGTTTGTTATTGAACCTGACAGAAATGCTAGTTCTGATGGCACAGTCTATGCCTTCGGAGCGCAGCTTGAGGAAACAGTCACTTATTTGTCTACACCTAATATACTATACAGTGAAGACTTTAACACCGATGCAGGTGGTTGGTTAGATACTGAAAGTGGGGGATCTAATACGACACTGAGTCAAGAGACTACAAACCCTTTAAGTGGTAGTGGTTCTTTAAAAATTGCATTGTCAAACACTGGAACTTCGGGAGGCTATCCGAGAGTTCGCAAGAATACTGGAACAGCTTTTAGGACTGGAATTAAATATATACTCAGCTTTAAAGCGAAGGCACTGAGTGGCACAGTAGAGTGTGATATAAGGTTTGGAACAGCTTCTACAAATATGTATTGGGCTACGGATCAGACATTTACAACGACTGAGCAAACTTATACATACACCGACACCTTTGATACATTACCAACAGCAGGAACGGATGCCATACAGTTTATTTTCGATGGAACTAAAGGGCCATTCGAGTTATTAATTGATGATGTAAAGGTTGAAATATTTGATAATGCAATCCCTTCCGAATACATCAGCACCCCCGTGGTGAGTAACGATGGACTAACATTTACCGAAAGTACACTTGATACCTTTGTTGGCGGAGAGAATAAATTAACCTATAGCGAACAGTTTAGTTCTTGGGGTGCCTATAATGCGGTACGCACTGCTGACAATTCGGTTACTGATCCATTTGGAGGGACTAGTGCTTATAAGTTGAACGAAACTGCGGTTACTGACTTTCAGTTTGTAGATTTACAACCAGTCATGGGAGCGAGTCCACACACTTTCTCAGCTTACCTTAAATCAGGAGAAAGAACTACGGCTTCACTTTTATTGACTCAAGCAGGTAATGTTGGAGCCATTTTCGACCTTTCAGCAGGGACAGTATCTTCGGTAACTGGCACAGGTAACACAGCAGCTATTGAAGCTGTTGGTTCAGATGGTTGGTTCAGATGCAGTATTACTAATAATGGATCGGCTGACCTTTCTAATAATATTAGAATTAGTCCACGGAACGGATCGTTATCAAGTATTACTGGAGAAGCTAACAAAGGCATCTATATCTTTGGCGCACTGCTAAACACCAACTCACTCAAAAAGTATCAAAAGACCAGTGGCACAGCAAGAGACGGAAACGCTTCAGTAGTCGTGCTA